AGTAATGATCGATCCACTCTCGTGGTTTCGGTTTTGCAGATGTTTTAAAATCGATTATTGCTAACTCACCGTTATATTCGGCAATACAATCAACTGTTCCAGCAATACCAAGTTCCTTACTATATAGGGAACCTTCTAAAGCGTATATATTATTTATATTTTTTAGTTTTCCTTTAGAGATCTTAAAGAGAAAATCGGAGATGGGTTGAACTGTAGGAAGTTCCTCGTTCTTTAGAAAATGTTCAGTAAGAGTATGCATATCAGTACCACGACTAGTAGCACGTTTAGTGATACGATCTGCCTCTTCATTACCAACTTTCTTACGCCACTTAACAAAGATTTCCTTATTAAAATGACTGGTCACCGATGTAATGGAGACCAGTCGGAGGAGTTCTTCTTCATCGGGAACTGAGTAATATCTTACTCCATCAATAGTCTCCCTCTCAAGTTGAGGGAGATTAATATCAACGTGATTGAACATTAAAAACCTGCATCAAGTTTAGCAACAATATATTCTTTGACCAAACCTGAGCGAACGATATCATCAAGACCAAATTCGATAACATCAAACGAAGGCATAGACCTAAGAATTCTCATAAAGTCAATGATACCATTTCTCTCATTTGTTTTAATAAGATCAGATTGAGTTGCGTCTCCACAGAAACAAATCCTGGTATTTTCACCAACTCTTGTAATTATACTATCAAGTTCATGAAAATTCAAGTTTTGGAATTCATCAACGATAACAATTGCATTATCAAGAGTAGTTCCCCGAAGGAACGAAGTAGACCAAAACTTAATAGTTTCCTGTGCTTTCAGATTACCATAGAGCATTTCAAAGTCTGCATCTGATGGCATCTGGAACATATACTTAACCATATTTTTATATGGAATCTGATAGATATCAGACTTATCTTCATAAGTTCCAGGAAGGAATCCAATTTCTCTAGTAGAAACAAGAGAACGTACCAGATAGATTCTCTCGTAAGGAGTATCTGGATTTAATACGTCATTTAGAGCATTATAGAGAGTGATGAATGTTTTACCTGTTCCAGCACAACCATAGGCAATTAAGTGTTTTCCTTCATCATATGATTCGAACAACTTCCTTTGATTTTCTGTCAGGGGATCAATATCTATGAGAAAGTCCGTATTGATCGGTTTTTTCCTTTTCATCTGTTTGGCAGTCATGCCAATTCCAATTGGGGAGTCGTTCTTTCTTTTTCTAGATGCCATAGGTTGCTTAAATCTTTTTTACACGAGAGCGAGGGGCTTTAGATGCTTTTTCAAGCACATCATTCCAACCAGGATTTTTAGCGACGAGTTTATCTCGCCACTCACCAACTTCACCAACACCTGGTGCGTTTTCTGGAGTGTAGTATCGTTCCCAATCGGGATTATCGATTTTCCACTGATCCCAATCATGAACGCTCATTACAACGTCCTTCATTTCACCTGTTTTTATATTCTTTACTGGATATGTTGCCATAGTTATAAATGATATATTTTTATTTAGACCCACTCAAGTGCTTCTGCACAGGTCGGGAATTGCTCTATGAATACTTTCTTACAACCCTCTGCGAGATCCATATGCTCCTTCTGAGTGCCGTTGGCGGTTCTCAGATTGATATAATGGATCCATGACCTGCATGATCCCGACATATAGATTCTGGTGGGCGTGGCGAGGGGCAGCACAAAACGAGAACACTCCTTTGCGATTCCAGCATCAAGCATAGATTGATACAAGACCATTGCCTCATCAAAGTGACGACGGATCTTGATCTCAAACTCCTGCTTCACAAAGGGATCAATGTCATCAATAGAGTTCTGACGATTCTTTGTATCCTGACGACGCAGGTCAAACATAGGAATCTGATCTGCCAACATAGAACTGTCAGCATACCGTTGCGAAAATTCTTGATATGTGAACGAACGATGCCGGAGCACTTGAGCTGCCACACCTCGGGTAGTCTCTAGTTCCAGAGTCATAAATGCTTGCTCAAACACAGACCAGTGGTTGTGCTTAATACAGTAACCCAACAGTTTTGCATAGTTGGGGTTTTCCTGGTTATTGGGATTTGACACACGCGCAACGTATGCCATCATTTTCTCCGCATCGGGAGTTACGCTAATTAGTTTTACACTCATTCTTCGTTCAGATCACTGTCTTCAAAAACTTCATCATAGTCATGGAGATACCTCGCAACTTCATCATACTCCACTTTCTTTGTATATGCATCTACATCGGAATAAACTTCCGCTTTGAGTCCATCTACTAGAAGTTCTAGATTGCGGACGATGAGTTTGAGTCTTTCTTTGTCCATAAGATGATTTTGTTTGACACTATTATAGCATAAAAAAAGGGGGGTGATCAACCCCCATCGTCTAATAGAATTCTGCAGATTCGCTTACATGTACTTTGGTCTTCGTCGCACTCAATTAGACAATCGAAATAATCGTTAACCAGATCTAATTCGTCATTACATCGGTCTAAGTTTGCCTCAATATGTACCCATCCTGCTAATTGATTGCGAGATAGTAGATTGTGCATTATCACACCTCCAACGCAATTTTAGAAATATTGTAGAAGACATAGTATAGAGAGAATTTCAGAGCATAAGCGAGATCCTTAATTCTAGGGTATCTAGGTAAGTTATGGTATCGTAATATACAATTGTAAATTATTTACATAAAGACAAAAAAATGAGAGGTTTCTTAGCCTCTCATTTTACTTTCCAGTTGTTTATGCCTTTGGATTTCATATCAACCCATTTGGCATAATGGACTCCACGATACGTTAAAAATCCAAAGACTTTATCTGGATCGTGTTTTTGGGGGTCATATGCTGGAAGATCATAATGAAAACTGATCTTCAGCATATTATCACCTCTTCGATAGAAGAAGGACTTCCCCATAAATCAAACCGATAAATGCTGCACTAAACAAGGTGCCAAAACCTGCTACTTGCAATGCTTGCATAATTGCCTCACTTATTATAAGTGTGACCACGATAGCAGAAAGTGCCATGCACTTCATCAGCACCTTGCTTGCACTCAAACTTAACGCCACG